ACCGCCTGTGCGATCCGCAGGGGCAGAAATACTAATACTTGTTTTGTTACCAAGCGTTTGCGAAGATGTTGCCTCTGCAAATGTTGTGCTTTCTGCGCTAGTAATATCTACACGATTTGCTTCGCTCGAAAGCGTCGAAAGCCCGTTGTCCAAAACTCTGTCTGCTATACTTGCCATTATCCAAAACTCCTAACTCTCATTCGATGGCCCGATCCGCTAGACTTGGCCTGTTGATCTTCCATATTTGTACCACTTATCGCGTTTTGATACAACTGCGCCCACACTTGCGATCTTGCGTCCTCTCCCAAGTAAGGGGCGCTGTGTGTCAAGGCTCCGTAAAGATACGCATCTGGGTTATATGTTAAAACCCAGTTTGCAGTATTGCTATCGCTTAGGGCGTCTATGCGCTCATAGTAAAGCATCTCCAAAGTGTATGTCTGATCTGGCGTCGGATACACCTCGAAGGAGCCGTCAACAAGTGCGTAAAACTTTGGAGTTCCCGCTGTGTTGTCGGCTGCGCGTTTGTCCATAAGCTCGCTAAGGCTTATAAGCTCTAATCGGTATTCCGTGGCTCCAGTTATCATAAGGCGTATACCCTCGATAAAGTCGTTTGGAAACGCTGTGTACTGAGTGTCGAGATTTGCAGTTGCACGCTTCTCCATTCTCCAGTGCCTAAGTTTTCTGTTCATGTCGGCTTCCGCCAACTTGATAAATGTCGGTATCACTGTTGTTAAATCGTCACGATTTAAGAAGTCAGCTACTGAACTTTTTAGCTCAGAGAAATTTGAAATACTCACAGTCTTCCCTGCCTTGTTCTAAATACTCGATTATCTGAATCATTTAGCCACTTGCGTAATGCCTTGGGGTCGTCTGCGATCCCTTGGCGCTTTAGCTCATAGTACACATTAACAGGTATTGAGGCTACCTTATTAACATCTTTCCAATTTTTATCTGTTCCGTTGTAAGCTCTCTTGTTGGCTTTAGCGATTGCAGACACATCCTGAACGGTTTCAATTACATATTCCCCGTCATCCTTGACGTGCCAGTACCGCGTTATTCCCATTTGCGGATCTCTATCAAAAATTCTTTTCTGCATAATTTCCTCCAAGTAAGAGGGGGCGACCGAAGCCGCCCCAACTTTATTATGATGTAGTTAGGTCAAACACACCCGCGTGGGCCGCTTCTGAACCTATTTCTAATCCTGCTTCGCAGAGAAGCATCGATTTGGAAGCGTCCCCAGTTTTGGCAAGATCTACGTTCTGGATTGGACGTAGATATGCGACAGAGGCGTATTCTGGGTCTAAGCAAAATGCGTCTCTTTCTCTTTGAAAACGATTCGCAACTACAGAAAGGGTTCCAAAATCTGACATATATACGTCAGCCGCACCGATAATTGTTGTCGGTGAATCGCTTGGAGCCATATATCGCTGTGCCGCAATACCCGCAAATCCTGACACTACAGTTTTATTGTAAGGGCCAACCATTAATATACTTGGGTTACCACCAGAAGTGTAAGCATTTTGCATCGCTGTCTTCAACATTGCCTCAGTAAACGCAACCTGAGTTCCATCTGTACGAGCATCAGACCCGTCGCCAGTTGGCGACACGCCATCTGTCGCTCCGCCAGTTGCGAAAACATCGTTAGTTGCAATCCATGCACCTAAGCCCGCAGTCTCACGCGCAGTGCTAGAATTTCCGGCGACTTGAGCATTGTTATCCGTTAAAACCGCTTCTAAGTCGCGTTTTAATTCCTTGCCGCGTTTTGCCATTTGCATGGCCATTTCTGAATTCCGGCCGGCTAAGTCTTGTGACTCAAGGTTGTCGGCAACAATTACAGTTCTGCGTAGAATATGAGTATAGTTACCAACTCTTGTTGTCGCCGCAGTAGAGTCAAATGAAGACACGTCATCCCCATCAATTCTCCCTGTTTTATTAACAGCCCCCAAGCTATCAGTCTGCCACTCAAAATAAGTGTTGGATACGTTTTTTGATCCAACGTTACTTTGAAATGGGACATCTTCTGGGCTTATGTTATTGATTACATTAGATAATTCTTCTCTAATGCCTTTTGCGTCAAATGACGTAAATGTGTTTGCTACAATGGCCATGTTAGCCTCCTATTAATGAATTAATTGCAGCCGCTGCATCTTGCACGCGGCCAGTTTGTCGTGCGCGTTTTAACGCTTGTTCATTAGCAGCTTTAGGTCGCGGTTGTGTTCCTCGCGTGCCTGTCTTCATGGTTTTAGCTTTAGACTTAGGCTTTGCTTTTGCCTGAACAGCCTTAGACTTACCTTTGTCAAACATCATAGCCATGCGAGCTATTTTAACTAAACCGGCGTGTCTCAACTCGTTAATATCAGCTTCGAGAAAACCCTCTTTTAATAAAAAGCTTCTCAGATCCGTTGCTTCCTTTTGGGCGACTTTCGTGTCCCGCCACTCAGGAATAATTTCTGGGAGCATATCACGTTGCCTCGCAGTAAAGTCAGCTTTCATCTGTTGCTGATTTTCTGTTTCTAAGGCTTGTATACGTTCTCTCTCCATTCGGATTGCTTGCTGTTGAGCTTCGCGCTCTTCCTTTTGTTTTCGGAATTGCCGTTCAGCCTTTCTTGCCATGTTGGGGTCTGCATCATACAGCGTGTCCCAATCAGGCTCATCAACCACCTGCTGCTCAAGCCTCTCCGACAATGCGGGTAGAAGTTGAGCGTATTGTTGCCGCTCTCGCGTTACTTCAGCAAATTGAGCCTCCATATCTTTTCGAACTTCGGCCAGTTCTTGCGTCTTGCGAGTATAATCTCTCTGCCTTAAATTTCCACGTTTTAGCTCTTCGACCGTAATCTCTTCTCCTTCTACTTCCACAGTCTGTGCAAGTATGTCGATAGATCCGTCTTCAAGCTCTTCAGCTTCTTCCGTAGCTTCGAGTTCGCCGTCTGTATCCACTTCCTCATCAGTCGCTTCCTCTTCTGGCATTTCGGCTTCTGCTTCGATTACCTCTTCAGCTTCAGCCTCAAGCGCCTCTGGCTCACTTGCAGTATCCTCTTTGGGTGCAATCATGTCCATTATGGCATTTTGTGCAGTGCCTAGATCAATCCCATTTGGGGTGTTGTTTTCTGACATTGTTATCTCCTATTATGTCCTTACTTAACTATTTTTTCAATAGACGAATTATCCACCATTATTTTTAAAGATTGTCGAACATATTCGACACCTTTAAGTTTTAAATAAATAGCTTCTCGCCCCTCCTTATCGCTGAGTTCAGTTGTCTCAAACTCAACCCAACAATTCTCTTTCATCTCGTCAAGAAATCTACCTAAATCACTATCTTTTAAAAGTCTTTCAGCTTGATTTCCGTCGTCGATAATCTCCTGCCTTGATTTTCCCATTTATCCCTCATTTATTATTCCGACCTGACCTTTTAAAACTTCTCTATTAATTGCTAGGTCTGCCCGTATCTGCTCAACATTTAGCTGAGTTCCATACTTAGCTTTCATTTCTTCGGCTTTTACAAATAGATCAGCATCAAGCTCATCACGCTTGCGGTCGTCGTCCATCATCATTTTTTCGCGCTCAAGCTCAAGCTCTGCGGCTTTCTTCTGAATGTCAGCTTGGATCTGTTGTATCTGAACCGAAATAAGTTGTTCGTTAATGTTTGGCTTATCCTCTTTAGGCGGAGGCTGAAACTGCGTTGGATCTCCCCAGAATTGAGAAGTATCTTTAAATCCGGCTAACTCGGTCATAGCCTTGAGCGTGTTTGAAAGCTTACCCATATCTGTAAGAGGATTAATCGCGCCCATAGTCTGCATGGCGTCTTTCTGCATTTCGCCAATCTGCCTGAGCATCATCATACGCTCGGTGTCCGTACCACGCCCAAGAGCGACTTTTATAGATACATCCATGTTTGCGTTCCATACGCGGGGATCTATTTCGACAAAGTCATTTGTCAATCTAACCATGCGAGGCCGATCTTGGTGCGTGGTAATTAGATGTAAAACAATTTTATAAAGGCGCTTCATGCCTGTCTCGGCAAATATGCGTGCGATAAGTTCTATGTGTTGCTGAGCGGCGCTAACAGTAGCCGCAACGGCTGACGCGGTTGTAGACTGCAACGCCTGAGCGTCAAGCCCCGCAGAGGCTTTTGAGATGCCCGTTCGAGCTTCTTTTAACTGATCCATATACTGCAATACTGGGAAAGCCTCCTTACCAACGAAAGGTAGGACAAGCTGTTGTATCGAATTATTTGATCTCTGACGTATGACAGACCCCACCTCAGTTGACATGGCGTCATCTAAATTAACCATACCTTCCGTGATAGCTATTCTTGGGTGAATAGACATAGATAAGCTGTCGAGAGTGTTCCTAAGTATGCTTGACTTAATACGCTGTATGTCTGCAACCGTATCGGCCACGCTCATGCCGTAAAAATCGTGGGCTTCTGGATCTGGGCAAAAAGACGCAAATGGAGCCATATGGCAAGGCTCGTTCATTAAAATCTCATTACCGTCGCCGCCGGTACATATTTTTCTAAGCTCAGCTATCCCGTCTCCGTCGTAATCGACCATTATGTAATTTTCTATATACATAACTTTTTTCATAGCGGGATCGTCGCGCTCGTTCATTTCGTTTTGAAGGTGCGGGTTGCGCGTGTGGCGCTCCACATTAGTCAGCATATCCTCATGGGCTGATGACATCTTTGACACGACGTCGAAGTCGTAACCCATCGCCACAAGCTCAGACACAGTAACTAGCCTACGGTGGGCGCAATAATCAGCCGTCTCAATAGATTTTGCTTCACGAGAAATGATAAACTCTTCCGGCGGTACGGCCTCTAATTTTACGCGTCCATCTGGGTGCGTGTAGGTAACGCGAACCGCGTGAGACATAGGGGCAGGAATAATCTCCCCAGACATTGGGTCTACGTCAGGCTCACCCATAGCCTCAGACGCGACGATATCTATCTCAGCGTCTGGATCTGCCATAAGAGCCGCTAGAGCGTTATCGTCGAGGCCAGTAAAGTCGTGTGTCTCGTAACGCGTCTGGTCGTCCCAATAACATTTCAAAACGCCGACTTTGCGAATTAACGCATCTTTAAAAGCGGCGTGCATTTCGAGAAAACCATTGTTATCTCTGTTAATAATAAAATTGGCGAACTCGGTAGCTTGCTTTGCATTGGCTACGTCTTCAGGACCGTGTGGAGCATATTCAACCGTATTCTCAGTAGAATTAAAAATACGCATCAAAGACGGCATAATCGCTTGAACAGTATCTCGAACGTCCATGCTGACGACTTGGCTGCGCCCGTCTTCCTCATTGCCAAATGGCTCGCCCCGATAATACTCGGTTGCCGACGCCCTGATAGGTGAGACAGTGTTGTCAGCATAATCAATCGCGTCTTCGATTTCCTTGCCGACAATGCCCTGAAGCTCCTCCTCGCTCATTACGTTAGGATCTATTTCTGCTTCTAAGCTATTCGCTAATTCGTTTATTTCGTTTTTCATTGCTAACGATCCTTCTTAGCCAAGTAATCTAAAATTCCATCTAAAACTTCCGGTCTAATTTCTTGAGCCGGAAGCTGTCTTGTCATTGAATAAGTTTTATGAGCCTCAGTAAAAGGCTTTCCCGCTTTAGTAAGCTTATTTGCCATAGGGTCATATAAGTCCCTAAATATTAATCCTTGCGGAACAGGAGGAAGAGAACCAAAATAATCTCCCGTTAATTGCGTGTTATATGTTGAGTGCGGATGCATAATAGCCGGATTATTTCCAACAGGATCTTTTCTTAAAATTGGCGAAACTTCATCAATTTTAGAAACGCCTAACCCAAACATACCAGATTTTAAATCTCTTTGAATAATGTCTGTGGCAGCATAACGAGCCTGAGCGGGGCTAGGCATACCTGCTGCTTGCATCGGATTACTGTCAGCCATTCTAATAAAAATTTTTCTTTTTTCTGGAGTAGCATTTTTTACCCATTCTCTCAACTTGGGAGAATCTAATCCAACAAAAGTTGGATCGTTAAACTTCATATCTTTATCAAATGCTTTTTTAGCTTTTTTAGTAATTTTTGAAGGGTCAACCATTTCTGCAAAAATTTCACCTGTAAAAGTGGCAAAATCATTTGCATTGGGCGACATACTTCCGGTCATTGCGTAAACATCTTTTCCGCTAAAATCTTTTCTAGCCTTATCAGCTTCGTCAGCAAGTCTTTTTATTATACCACTATCTGAAGCCCAGATAGCTCTTTGGTCTTGATTAGCTTTCATTCTCATAAAATCAGTACCGGCCTCAGTCCTGACAGGTTTTTTAAATTTTATATCATCAACGCCCTGAACTAAAAGACCGCCGCTAGTTCTATCACCATAAAAAGGCAAAACTACTTTACCTTCCATCTCTTCCCAAGTTCTGGGTATCTTTGGAGCCTTTTCTTTTAGATCTTTTGCTTTAACAACAGTGTTAGACAAATAATCTCTCATTTTTGTTTTTTGATACCCTAAAGGATCAAGCTCTTCTTTTGTCGGGGGCTTAGGCTTTCTAGGTAAAATCGGATTGCTATAAACCGTTGGCATCTCGCCACGCTGAGATAATCTTTCGACAACTTTACGCCCCGCAGCCCTGAGCGGCTGAGCAGCGACATCTCCGACAAGCGGGATAGCGCCGGCAAGT